ATCACAACGTACAGGCTATCCACGGGGTAGTTCTGCTGCCACCAAAGAAAGATATGGTAATAGACAATGGCTAGAAACTTACCAAGCAAAGATAGTATCAAAATGACTGGGCATATCGCTGGGAATGTGGCAAAGCATTCCTCTGCGCTTACTAAGCTAGTACCAGCCTTTAGTAAACTAAACAAAAGGCAACAAGGGGCAATAGCAACTTTGAAATCACTGCAAGGCCACTATCCTGATGATAAAAAATATACAGACAAAATAATAAAGGAAAGAATTTTCTCTTATTTAGGTGTCGCATCTGGGGAGTATAGCGAGCATAAAAAAGTAGGCGAAAACGAAAAGGGCGACGTGACCCGTAGTTCACAAAAAAGAATGATGCCGAAAGGGTACGCCCACGGTGGCAAAATACATCGCGGAAGAAAGGCGACTTACAATGGCTAAAAAAGAATTTGAATATCAACCCGGTCAGCAGCACTCCAACATGGTTAGTGCGCGTTTAGGACCTGCCTTAAAAGCCCTGAACAGTTCTCAGGATGTCTCAGCATCAGATAAAAGACAGTTCGTTAGAGACATCAGGGATGCTGTCGAACTTGGTATTGTTTCTGCAAGTGATGCTAAAGTTAAGTCTGCGTTATCTGGTGTAACTGGGTCTAAGTCTAAACGCAAACAAACAGGCATGGCTGACCGCATGGCACACCGTGGACGCAAAGCCGCCTCTTCTGCAGATAAGAACGACTAGATGCCAAGAGAACACGGCGGCAGAAACACTGGAAAAAAGACTAAGTATGGTCGTCCCCTCTATGAAAAGGATGGGGAGCAATTCTCCGAGCGTTCATACACATTCCAAATAGACGACAAGCATGTGAATGTACCTAGTGTACAGGGCAAGTACGAGTACGGTGAAGATGAGCTATACGACGCAGTTATAGACGGAAAGATTAAGCCCACGTCTGCTCATGGCAGCCACGTAGAGGCGAGAAAAGCTGCTATCAAACGCAGCAAAGATATGTTTAAGGAACACCGTGGCAGACGAGCAGCAAGCACCGCCGAAAAAGAAGGGTAGACCTAAAAAGGACCCCAATGCGCCAAAGGCAACTTACAATCTTTCTCGCGCTGAAAGAGCCAGACGTGCGCTACAGGCTCGTGTTCGCAAAGCTGAAAAGGCTAAAGAGAAGCACCAGCAAAAAGCTCAAGATAAAGCCAGCTACGCTCGTAAGCTAAAGAAGAGTGCCAAGAAGGTAGAGACCGCAATCAACGGCACGGGTTCGCGGGTTGTAGATATGGATGACGTATCCAATCTCCCGGCAACGGTCAAGGAAATAATTGATGATACCCCTGTTATATTCAAACCTAACGACGGTCCTCAAGAAGAGTTCCTTTCGGCCCCTGAACAAGATGTTCTGTATGGCGGTGCAGCGGGTGGTGGTAAAAGTTTCGCACTTCTTGCCGACCCCTTACGATACTGCCATAATGCTAACCATCGTGGGTTGCTTCTTCGCCGGACTCTTGACGAACTAACAGAACTAATAGACAAGTCCAAGCAGCTTTATCCAAAGGCATTTCCCGGAGCCGTATATCGGGAATCTAAATCCACTTGGGTTTTCCCTTCTGGGGCAACCATGTGGTTCACCTATCTAGACCGCGACAAAGACGTAACTCGTTTTCAAGGTCAGGCATTCAACTGGATAGGCGTTGATGAAATCACCCAGTATCCGAGTAGCTATGTTTGGGATTATTTGCGTTCACGTCTTCGGTCAACGGACCCAGAACTACAGAAAAACCTTTGTATGCGATGTACTGCTAACCCCGGTGGCGTTGGCGGCTGGTGGGTTAAAAAGATGTACATCGAGAAGCACACGGAGAATGAGGCTTTTCCGGCGTACGACCCAGAGACGGGTAGAGCGTTTCTTTGGCCTGACACACATCCTACAAGAGCAGGACAGCCTCTCTTTTATAGAAAATTTGTACCAGCTAGATTAACCGACAACCCATACCTTATGGCTGACGGACAGTATGAAGCAATGCTTCGTTCGTTACCAGACGTAGAACGTCGAAGACTACTTGACGGAGATTGGGATGTAGCAGAAGGCGCAGCCTTTCCTGAGTTCTCCCGTTCCAAGCATGTCGTCGAACCTTTCGAAATGCCAACCAACTGGCCCCGGATTCGTGCTGCGGATTACGGCTACGCTAGTCCCTCTTGCGTCCTGTGGGGTGCAATCGACTGGGACAACAATATATGGGTGTATAAAGAGTTATACGCTAAACACTTGACAGCAGAGCAGTTAGCTGATAAAATACTAGAAATGGAGGAGTTAGACCCTCTACCCCACTACAACGTCCTTGATGCCTCCTGTTGGAACAAAACAGGCTTTGGACCATCTATCGCAGAAACCATGATGAGAGCAGGTGTTCGATGGACACCATCTGACCGTAATAGACTGCAAGGAAAGATGGAACTCCATAGAAGACTATCGGACGACCCATATACCAAAGAACCACGTTTACGAATCTTCGCAACCTGTAAACACACTGTCGCACAAATGTCAGGTATTCCGCTGTCCAAAACCAACAGTGAAGACGTAGATACAAAAGCAGAAGACCACGCATATGATGCGCTCCGTTATATGGTTATGACTCGTACAAGTGGTTATACATCAATTCATAAATCATTGCAAGGCATAAAAGACCAAGCCTTCCAACCCTTTGATGGGACATTCGGATACTAGATGGCGGATAACCCAACAGATATAGGTAAAAATAAATCTACTGTATCCTCCGAGCCAGTGGCAGCAAAAGGAAAATCTGTGGCAAAACTCGACCCACAAACCGCAACCCTTCGTGAAGTTGCTGAAGCGTACGCAAAGAAGTCTGGGCGTGGGGATGCTTTTATTTCGCCTACTTTACAGTTCTTCAAGAACATAGCAGATGAGCCGGGTTCCGCGATTCGTTTGTTTCAAAAGGATGAAGAAGGTTTCACACTTCTTTCTAAAACCTTCAAGGGTTCGGAAGACACTTCTACCGTCAAGACAGCTATGCAAAACTTACGTCAGGTTGGCTTGACTCTAAAAGAAAACTTAGGACCGGATACACCAGAGTATGCCCTGATGCCTGATAAGGGTCCTAACACAGACCTAAATAATCGCATCTTCGGCAGAATGGAACCTGCAAAGGCTGTGTCGGAGGTTGCAATCAACCCTAGCAAACAGGCTATGAGCCAGCTTTTTTCGGGTGTTGCTAAGTACCTAGACGACCCGGAACTGAAACCTGTTGCACAAGCAATTATATTCAACCTAAACACGGGTCTACGTCCTAACGCTGCTGCTGGTCTCAAGATATCGGACTATCGCCCTGATACAGGGGCTATTTACGTACAGGCAGAAGCAAAGGGCGCGAAGGGCCGTGCTGTTAATATCCCTTTAAATCCAGTGGCTGATTCTGTTCTTCAGGACAGCTTGACTGCTGGCAACAAGGAGTTTTTCTTTACCAAAAAGAACGGTAAGGCAGTTACATCTGCGGATATGACCAGTCTTCTCAAAGAAGTAAAGGTAAAGGACATAGCCTTCGATGCTGCAACAGGCAAGTATTTCGATAGTTTAGCCCCTGAAGGATTTACAGGCAAGAAGGGTTCGGCTCTTCTGCGTAACATACATGCTACTGTGGGTCTCAGCATTGGCATCCCGCAAGAAAGGTTAGCCTACCTGCAGGGACGAAGTCTCAAGGCTGCTTCTAAAGGTTCCACAGGAGAGTTAGCAACTTACCAACAAGCCTTTCCCGGTGCAGTCGGGGAGGTTGACCGTGCTAATGCTAACATGTTTGCCAGTTTCTGGGGCGATGCTGCTACAGAGGCTGGTTTTGACATTGGCGAACGTATTCCAATGCCGACCGAACGTATTACAACCCAAACTGCTGGCTACGAGGGTTACTTCGACCTTCCGGCAAAACAAGAAGTTCCAGAAGCTGTGGCTGCAGCCCCTGCAGTAAAAGAAGGGCCATCCCCTGAACTAGAAGAAACTCTTCGTCGTAACAATCTCAATCTAAGCGATATTGTTGCTAACTTCGGTAAAAACCTTCCGAGTCCTGTTAAAAAGGCATTAGGACCTGTGGGTTTAGGTCTGACTGCAGCGACTGCTGCTTCAACAGCAACTGAGGTAGAAGCGGCTACAGGCTCTCCTACTCTTGCTGCCATCGCTGGCGCATCAGAGTTTGGCCCTATAGGGTATAGTGACGTACGAGACATTGCTGCTGGACGGTCAGAGCCTGACACGTTTGGTACAACACCTGCTAGTCGCATAGCTGCCGAAGAACAGGCAGGTTTTATCGACTTAGGACGTGACAGGGGACCTGAAGCCGCTCCTGCCACTCAACAAGACCAAGGCTTTTTAACTAGATAATGGGAGATGACCATGCCTAATAATAATTACAATTATGGCGCATCCTACATCATGAACTCAGACAAGACATCTGTTGACGACGAGATGGGGTCAAAGACTCTTTACCGTGAAGGTTTAGAATTTGACACTCGTGCCAAGACAGATTCTTTGACTGAAGACATGCCAAAGGCAGCGACCAAGGGTGCAGTAGACCCTTCTGTAATGAAAATGGCTGAAGAACGCGATTACTAAATTATGGCAGATGATAACTTCCTTCAACCTGAAGATGACACGACCATTCCACTGTATGACGCGGATGAAACCTTTCCCGGTCTAGCAGGATACGTAAAACAGAAGTTCGAAGAAGCTGAAAACGGACGTTACTCTCACGAGCAGCGTTGGTTGCAAGCCTACAAGAACTTTCGTGGTGTTTACGACTCTTCTACAGCCTACCGTGATTCAGAACGGTCTAAGGTGTTCGTTAGAATCACCAAGACTAAAGTTTTGGCTGCTTACGGGCAGATTGTAGATATCCTGTTTGCCAACAAGAAGTTTCCTCTAGTCGTACAGCACACTCCTGTTCCCGAAGGGATTGCGGAGTTTGCACACATGGAGACACCCCTAGACCAGATGGAAGACCCATATGGTTTTGTTGGTGATGGGCGTGATTTGCCACCCGGACAATTAGGTGCAACGCCATCTAGTAAGTTTCTTGGTGGGCTTCAAGGAGAGTATGGCAGCTTGCCACTCGCTGAAGGTCCTGCAAAGATGGGTGAACCACAGATTAGCCCAGCACAAATTGCAGCGATGAACATGGAAAAAGTTATCCATGACCAGTTATTAGATACCAACGCAGTAAACGTTTTCCGAAATGCTATATTTGAATCGTCCCTTCTTGGCACAGGTGTTGTCAAAGGGCCTTTTAACTTTTACAAGCGTGTCCACAAGTGGGGCCGTGACGACGAGGGTAATCGGGAATACCAGCCCTACGAGAAGGTTGTACCTAAAATTGAGATGGTGTCTTCGTGGGATTTTCACCCAGACCCATCCGCTACCAGCATAGATGACTGTGAATACGTCATAGAACGTCACAGACTAAACCGCCAACAACTTCGCGCACTAATCAAGCGTCCTTACTTTATTTCGGGAGCTATAGAAGAGTGCCTAGCAAAAGGCCCTAACTACGAAGATAAGTATTACGAAGACACAATTCGTGAAGATGAAAACGAACCATACGTTTCAGAGAACCGCTACGAAGTTCTCGAATACTGGGGTGTTCTTGACGCTGACCTAGCTAAGTCAGCAGGGTTTGCAGAAGCAGATATGATGTCAGAGTTTGACGAACTACAGGTAAACATCTGGGTTTGTGGAAACATGATACTTCGTTGTGTTCTTAACCCCTTCACACCAGCCCGTATCCCGTACCAAGTGTTCCCTTACGAAGTCAACCCGTACCAGCTATGGGGTGTCGGCGTAGCAGAGAACATGGAAGACGCTCAGAAGCTCATGAATGGTCACGTACGTATGGCTATTGATAACTTAGCTCTAGCAGGTAATTTGGTGTTTGACGTGGATGAGGCAAGCCTTGTGCCGGGCCAAAACATGGATATATTCCCCGGTAAGATATTCCGTCGCCAATCAGGTGTTACAGGGACAGCCATCAACGGTTTGAAGTTTCCTAACACGGCTGGTGAAAACCTACAAATGTATCAGATTAGCCGCCAGTTGGCTGACGAAGAAACTGGTATCCCATCCATTATGCACGGTCAAACGGGCGTTAGTGGTACGGGCCGCACAGCGGCAGGATTATCCATGCTCATGGGTTCTGCTGGTCTGGCAATGAAGACAGTCGTAAAGAACATTGACGACATGCTGCTAAAGCCATTGGGTGAAGCATACTTCCAGTGGAACATGCAGTTTAACGAAGACTCCCCTGACATCGAGGGTGACCTAGAAATCAAACCACGCGGTGTTGCAGCCGTAATGCAGAAAGAAGTTCGTAGCCAGAGGCTGACAACGCTTCTACAAACAGTCGCTAACCCTATGTTAGCACCATTCATCAAGATACCAAACCTGATGCGTGAACTGGCTATATCACAAGACATCGACCCTGATAGTCTAGTGAACGACCAAAACGAAGCTCAACTGTATGCAAAGATGTTACAAGGGATGATGGCAAATGCTCAACAAGAAGCAAGCGCAGACGCTGGCCCCGCTGGTGCAGGGCAAGGAATGGGAAGCCCTGAAGGAGTACCTGCAGGACCTCCGGGAACTGACGATTCAGGGCGTGGTGACGGCACAATCGGAGTCGGAACTGCTCCGGGCGCAGGGGAAGCTGGCTTTACTGGAAACACTCCTCAAACTCAAGAGTAACCACGAGGCGGTAATCAAGAATGGTTGATAGAATACAGCTAGGCACGACTAGAAAAGAAGACGAAAAGGAAGTGCTGACAAGAAAGCAGTATGAATCCTCTTACGTTGACTTTTTTAGTCAAACTTTAGGTATGCCCACTCTAGAGGAGCAGACAGGTATTGATGTTACGGCCCCTAAGATTGGTGGTGATTCATCTACGAAAGATACAAGTGACGGAAACGAAGATTCACAAGCCAACTTAGAACGAGACTTACTCGGTGCGTTAGGTGGAGACTCAGGTGCTTTAGGCGGAGATATTAAGTTTGGTGAAGATGCTGTGGATTTTAACTTTACAC